AACTTCTTCTAGCTATTTCTTTAAGTGAGTTGTAGTTCTCTTATCCCAGTCAAACTTTAGTCTTTCTGTTAACATATCCTCCATTATTTCTAGCTTTTGGCTGTTCATTTGTTTGTTTATTGGTTATTTTCTTATATTAGCACAACTGGACAATCGGGTCAATAGAATATTACTTCTTCACTCTTTTACTTAGCCTCTTAGCCCTCTCATTACACCTCTTCATTTCAACAACTATCTTCCGTTTCAAAAACATATTGCATTTGATTGAAAGTATAAGTTGTAAGCGGTGTAGGAGTTTCATATTAGTCTTTTAATTTATTTCTATCTTGGAGGGAAGTCTTTGACCTCTTCCCCCTCTTGATAGCGTCTCAGATAGCTCAGTCGAAACCAGGCTAACGAAATCTTGTCTCTTCTGTATTTACTTTCCCTTATATCATCTTTCTTAATTCTTCTAAAAACTCTAAGCTAACATCAAGCAATCTATCTAGTATTGATTCGTCTTTAGTTTCAAGATATTCCTCTAAAACATTCCAGTTTTGCTTATGATTAGGATATATTTTTACCGTCTACTTTAATTTCTTTTGGGACTGTTATTTCCTCCCATTTTATTTCTACTTTTTTCATTTTTGGGATGTTAAGTGATTATAAAAAATTATGAAATTGTTCCTTTTACTTGCGTTCCAGTTAATCTCAAACTAAACGACACTGAAGAGTTATCGGAATCTGGGTCTTCTCTACTTAGCTCTGTGAAAAAAGCACTAGTAGTATATTCTTTTTGCGCTGAAACTCCGGTAGTATACACTAAATCCGCAATTGTTCCCGCTACAAAAGCGTCCCACATTTCTTCGTAACCCATAAGTAGCCGCTTCGTCAAAAAGAATTGATCCTGAAGCTGTGCCACTTACCCTTGTAGGCAAAAAGCTATCAAACCCTCCATCATCTTTTGTGCTTGTCTGTCGCTCACCCATTGTGAGGCTCATTGAATTAGTAGTGAGGTTATTAATCTCTGTACCTCCAATCGTCATTGAAACTATCGTTCCGTTGTTAATCGCCATTTTCTTCTATATTTAAGTTATTTTCTGCTTTTTTTATTTTTTGTTCTTTATACTTATTCAGCTTTTTAGGTATCTTGTCTATTCTTTCCGCAAATCCTAGCTTAATTAATTCATTGCCATATTCATAATCTGAAATAATAGATTTTGATCCTTGTTTATAAGACTTTTCTGTATTGTGTCTTGTAGGGCAATCTTTTTTAAATAGTAATATCATAATTCTATTCTTATTTGGTAATCCTGTTCGATGTAGTGAACTGGTTTATTTTTAATCTCAAAAAAGTCGCTGTTTTCTCCTAAGTAATCTATTGCTTGCACTACTTCCCCGTTCATGGTTTGTGCTGCTACCCTGTCTAATGCTGATCTAACCGCTTTGCTTAGCGTCTCGGCTGCTTCGTATGTAGACCCGTTAAGAAGTAACTTCTGTTACTACTACATCTAAAGAGCTTGGGCCTGACTTCGTTCTACTAGGTTCGTTCTCAGTGTTTTTTAAAGTGATAGCTGGCAAGTCGCTAGTTTGTATTCTTTCGTGTGGAAATACACGAGCATCTGTACCAGTCCCCACTATGTCGGTAACTGCTGTATTTGCTAATAATATCCCTCTCACTGCTTTCATCTTCTTCTTTTTAACAGCTTTTTAATTTCTCTTTGTATAAAAACTTCTGCGTTATCTTCTAGAATCTTTAATGCTAGTTTTCCGGCTCCTGAATTAGCAGAATCCCTAAACCAGTTCGGTTGTGTTTGTTGTAATGGTTTAACACTTCTATTATTAACTAAAACGTGTGCCTTTGCTTGGTTTGTAAAACCTACACCTTCCGGCTTGTTAGAAACTTTTATATAACCACCTAACCCGTTAAAATATCTAGAAGTATATCCTCTGTATTTTAAGGATTTCTTTAAAATACCTGTCTCTCCACGTGGCATCCTTCCGCTTATATCCTTCATTACTGGTCTACTAGCTTTTCTAGTAAATGCCTTCCATACATTTTTCTTACTAGTCTCTTTTGGTAATTCTCTAATTAGATTTAACAAAGCCTTATCACCTATTAGTTGTATCTGAGCTTTAGCCATCTTTCATCTCCCCTTTAATAGTAATCCAGCCTTCCCGCTTTTGTGTGTCTACTGCCGTCACATAAATGTAATCTGTAGTGCCTGACTCATAGATTCTGTAGTTATTTTCTACTACCCCTGAAACATCAGAAGAGTATCTTATTAAGTACGTTTCTATTTTTGTGGCTACTTGTTGATCTGCCTCAAATCCTTCACGACCTCGGTCTCTTCCTCCTTGTACAACTCTTTTAGACCAAACAGTATTTACAACAGCCCATGAATCAACTCTATCGCCTGTAGACGTGGTAACCGTAGGTGTGTTAAGCTCAATTACTAACCTAATATCTAGCTCTCCTGCTCTTATAGTTTTATTTCGCAACATGAAAAATCCTTTCGCTTGCTAATAAATACTCTGAAGCTTTAGGCATCATATTAACTTGACTACCTACTATAACCTCTTGCCTGTTCTCATAAAAATGGCCTACAATCATTAATATCGCCTGCTTTACATTTTTATTAACAGTTGTAGCGTCTGTTTCGCCAGCTACGTATGTTATAGTTATAGCATCATGTCTGGTGTATGTTTCAGGCCACGATGTAACCGGAAACACTTCATTAACCTTTGACACCAAGTCAAGCCTATAATTACTAGTAGCCCAAACTTGTGAGTCGTTATTTGCATCAAAATAAACTACTGATGTGATGCTTTTAACAGCTCCGTATATTAGCTCAATCCCAACATTACTGCTAGAAAATTCATCTAATTGCACAACTAAGACTGGCTATAAAGATCATTTGTGTACTGCTCAGCTATCTCTCTACCTACAGAAATTAACGTACTTATATAGGAGTCCTCATCTGAATGATCGACTCCTTAATGTGCTTTGGCTTCTGATACACTAACAGGCTCTACTGTTGGTGCGATTGATCGAGAATAACTTAACTTCACTTTTTCTTCTTACGTCCTCTTTTGCTTGCTTGTGGTGCTATTGATGCTGTTTCTACCTCAGTAGATGAAATATTAACCGTTCTTTTAGTTGACTCAACCAATCCGGTTAACTCATCAAACTCCCCTTCAGGAGCTTCTATAATCTGATCTTTATCAAAATGGTAGCTTTTGCCAGACATTAATCCGGCAAAGCTTCCATAATATTTCATCTTAAACTTCATTAGTTTCTGGCCGATCCTTTGGATAGCCTTTAATGACATAAGCCCCTACTACCATTGAACCAGTACCACTATCGGTAATTACTACGCCTATTTGCTCTTTGTTGCCTTTATATCCAGTAAAGATTTGCGTGTTTGCATCTCCAGCAACTAAAGCTCTACTTTGTGAAGTTCCTGTACCCTCTAAGCTTCCTTCTGCTATGTTTGCCCATGCTTCTGAACCGTCTCTTTCCTGATAGGTTACTACCAAGTCATCAGCCGTATGCGCTCCACAGTCCACTACAAAAGTAGCTCCGTGGAAAGCACTAACTGCGCTTCCTTGAATTGACTGGGTAGCAGTTACCGCCACTTTTGAGTGGAGTACTGCAAACCCTACATTTGATTTAATATCTATTGCTCCCATTTTTTTTATTATTTTTATATTATTTTGTTATTATGAAGCGGCTGTTCTAAGAACTGAAAAAGCACCTTGAGCTGTTGAAGCTGTTGATCTGGTGTTGTTATCCAATTTCATATCAAAAATAGCGGTCCATCTTAACGCCTGTGCGTCAGTTGTACCTAAATTGATAGAAGAACCATCTTCATTTGTAATCGTAGCCTCTCTAAGCACATCCGCTCTAAGGTTTCTACCATTTGCGTATCCTATAGATGAAGGATTAACAAAAGCACAAACAGTTTCGGAAGTTCCATCTGTAAAAGGGAACGCCTCACTTGTAATGACTGGGTAGCCAAATAATGTTCCAACTGGTGACTGCTCCGAAGGCATGCCGTATATATACATTCCTTGACCGTCTTTAATTTTCTTCAATTTCAACACCAAATTCGGGTGCATCAAGAAAACTGAACCAGCTCTTTTCCCTGGAGTAACATTTTCAATCGGTAGCAAGAAATCATCAGCCGTTATAGTGTCGAATGAAACATGACCACCCGCGGCCGTTGCTTGTCTTACATAATTAACAGCACCAACTAGAGTAGTTAATCCTTTGATATTATTGTAAGTTGACTGACCGTTACCATTAATAAAAGTGTCATCTTTCACATATGCCAAAGCTTCAGCTATCTTATTTTGAACTATAGGCAATAATCTTGCTCCAACAGATTCATCAACTTCGTTTGTCCTAGTCGATAATCGCACCCCATTTTAAAGGCTTAAGTGTAA